CAAGCAACTTGAGTGCGCCAACCAGGATAAGGAGTGGTTTCAGAAGAACGCTGCCAACGAGCGTGCTGCTCGCGAGAGAACGCAGCGCCAGCTTAGGGCCGTCAAGGGCGCAAAGACGCGCATAGTGAACCGTGTCAAGAACGGAGTCTGCCCTTGCTGCAACCGGACATTCATGGATCTGCAGCGGCATATGACCACGCAACACCCCGATTTCAACGGAGCAGCGGACAATGGATGAGAAAGTCTACCGATGTCGCTGGCGGTTCAATCCTAATAGCAAGCCGCGAGAAGGGACGTCCACCGTCCGAGCCAAGGATTTAATAGAGGCGACGCACCGAATAAAGAGGCTAGTTATTGAAGGATTCGAGCATGTCGGATTTGGCGGAGAAGTCGAAGTGCTGAGTGCGGAGATATCAACAACTTCGTCCAGCGCATTACCTGTTCTATCGGAGGATAAGTCGTGAGATGGCCCCCAGTGTCGAATGCCGAATGGATAGAGCGCATCAAGGCTCGCGCGCCCGCCAACGAGCGTGGCTGCTGGATATGGCAGGGCAGCAAGAACGGACTTGGATACGGCGAGGCGGCATTTCGAGGTGTGCGGAAGATGGTCCATCGGTTCATGTACGAGCTCACCGTGGGCCCGATCCCCAAGGGAATGTACGCGTGCCACCACTGCGATACGCCCTCCTGCGTCAATCCAGCGCATCTCTGGATCGGTGACCACAAAGCCAACCAGCGAGACATGATCGCTAAGGGACGGCATGTCGCGCAGAAGCGAACTCATTGCCTCAGATACGGCCATCCCCTGAGCGGCGACAATCTCGCGTTCCATGAGGGGCGGCGAAGCTGCCGGATGTGTCAGGTCATCCGCAACCGCGTCAAGGCAGGCTGGACCGAAGAGGAAGCCCTTAACACGCCGATCATTCCAGCCGGTCAGGTGACAGCCCGCAGGAAATTCACTGGCAGGAAGCGTCGCTCGGTAACCGTGAACGGTGGCAATGGCGATTGAGCGCATCACTGGCCTTGAGAAGTGGCCGCCAGACTACGGACTGGACGAGGTAGTCGGCAGGGGCGTCAACTTCCATATCGAGCGCATGGACGACGGGCATTTTTGGTTCAGCGTCAGCGACGGCGAGCGGGAAGTCTGCTTCTGGCTCTACTCAAAAACCAAGATCACCGTGACCCACGAGGACAGAGGTCCTCCACCACAGGAAGCGGGTCAATCCGATAAGGCTTGACTGTAAACCTAGTCGGTGTACAATGTGGGCATGAAAAGCTACACCTCGGATCAAGTCCGCAAAATGCTCTGGGATCGTATGAAGGACACACCAGCGGCGGCTATCAGTCAAAGACAGTTCGCGAAGCAGATCGGGATATCGGTCCCATTCCTGAACAGTACGCTCAAGGGCGTACGGGAACCGCAGGGCAAGATTCTGGAGTTTCTGGGGCTTGAGCGCGTTGTGGCATACCGCTACGTAAAAAAACGCTAACAACCAAGGCGATGGCCTATGAGACCTGAATTGACGCCCAAGGCGCAGCGCGAAATGGAAGAAGTCTGGCGACTTCGTCGCGAAGCGCTGCATATTCTCCGTCTCGTGATCGCGGAATGGGAGAGTGACCCACAATCGGTTCAATGCTTCGATGAGCGGATTCGTAAGCGAGCCAAAGAGGTCTCTGAACGAATCCGCAAGATCGACCCGCTGGACGACATTTGAGCATCGCCCCAACTATCCGAAGGGTGATTTTCGACTGAGGTGCATGAATGAACAACGTTACGCGCTTACCGACGAAGCCCGATGCTATCGAGGCCATGAAAGGCCCCGAACTCTATGGCGCGAAGATCGTCATTGATGGGCATGAGGTGCCCAACATGTGGATGGTGGACAAGGGCGAGACCGTGGAGCTGTGTTTCCCGGGCCCAGTACATTTCATCTTCCCTCGTGAGATCGCCGCCCATGCGGCAGCTCTGGCGGCCAAGGCGATGGCCGTTGGAGCGGGCCATTCGCACATTTCTTCCACGCACGCCAGCACGAAGGCATACGGTCCGCAGGTACACGTCATCCAGAGCATCGAATAACTCAAGAGCGAATCAGTCATGACCGAACAGAACGTAAAAGATTGGTTCGACCGTCTGAAACGTCGTCTTAAAAGTGAGAGAGATTGGAGCCCGGAGGATCAGAAGGTCATGGACTACGTTCTAAAACGGCCATGGTCCGAACCGGCCGGTATACGGGCGGTCAAGCGCGTGGAGACAGCAACCAGTCCTCTGCCGCTGTGCCCGGTTTGCGGAGAGCCCCTGATTTATGGATGCAGTGCCGTCGCGTGTAAATCGGTGAAATCGGCCGATCAACGATGAGGTACGAGCGCACCAAATCTGGAGAGTGGCTGCGTCCCATCCGGCGTGGCTATAAAATGGCCTGCTGTGATTGCGGCCTCGTGCATAGCCTGGACTTTCGGGTTGTCGATGGCCGCGCTGAATTCAGAGCTTACCGAGACAATCGCGCTACTGCCGCAAAGCGGCGATGGCGCGGCCTGTCGGCGGGCGGTAGAACCGACACCGACTCCGTTGGCGGACGCGAGAAACCCGTAAGGGCGAACCGCCGTAGCCGGGGTGCCACCCAGGACGGCCGCAGCTAGGTTATGTCGCTGTTTTACCTGAAGCGGCCAATCAGGGGTGGGCGGAGATCTGAGCCGGCACAAGGCCACGCATCCTCCATCCGTTGCAAAACGGACGCTAGGGTGCCCACAGGTTCGAAACCTGTACAGCGGCTATCGTCGAGAACCGCCGATGGGTGAATGGCAACCAATTGAAACGGCGCCAAAGGACGGGACTGACGTGATTGTCGGCTTCGACTTCGCGTCTGTGTGGATTGTGCATGTTGCATGGTACCGTGACGGCGGAATCGAGAATGGCGTCGAGGGGCCCGAGGACATCGGTTGGTGGTCTTATACGCTGCACAGCGTCACGCAGGAAAAACTCGAAGGGCATCGCGCTCCCACGCACTGGATACCGCTGCCGGATATACCAGCGGAGCGTCGATCCGCTGGGCCTTAGGTAATCTTCACCGTCACCGTAATGGCTACCCCAGCCGGGGAGTTCGGCTGAATCACACACGCCGCAGCACTCGGATCGCTCTCCTGCGAGCCTTCCACCGCCGTCACGGCGACGCAATTGGAGCCCGAGGGCAAGGTAATCGTGGTGCTGGTTCCGGTGATAGCGGAAGCCACCTTCGCGAACGTTCCCCCTTTCGGTCCCGCATAGATGTTATAGGTCAGTGTCCCTGAAATCGCCGAGCCGTCCGTGTTCGCCGTCGGGGCGGTCCAGGAAGCGGTCGTGGTATGGGTGACCGTTTGGGCATAAGTAATGCCGGCGACCCCGAGCAGGAACAGAACCGAGAGGATTAAGAGCGTGCGCATGGGAAACTCCTAGGTGGTGGATTCGTGCAGTGCGTCCTCGCGAACGCAGGAATAAACCGTGATGTAGCTGTCTACGACGTGCTCAGGGGGCTGATTCATCTGCGCCGTCACACATTCCTCCGGGGTCGCGAACGGCTCGCCTACGCGATGCCAGGAGGTGGGAGAACCATCGAGGGCGGACAGTACGAGGGCGATCAGGATGAAGTGCATTGGGCACCTATGGCGCAGAGCATGGCGAGCAAGGTATTGGGAGAAACTTGCTGGGGTGTCAGGGGGAGTTTTGGCAACTTTCCTACCCGCTCAAGGGCATCGGTTTGCAGCGCCGAGCAAATCCAGTGACCGGCAGAGGAAATCGGGCGCCCGATGATGAGCCCCAGGATATCGGCCTTGTCATAGGGGTCTCCGACCTGGGAGCGTAGGTAGGTCTCCCATTCGGCCGCCTCTCCTGCTGTACAAGGGAGCTTCAGAACGGCGCGCCGGACCCATTTCTCATAAGCCGGAGGGCGAATCTGCACCCCGGCTTTCACTCCGCCGATGACATCCGAGCGCGCCCCAAGACAGGACCCATCTGGGAGAATCGCATCCACGTGCGACCAGCCGTTGTAACCCGATCCCCACCAGGCGATGGCTCGCGAGGGGAGGCCGGCGCCGAGGACGAATTGCCAGCGCAGAGCGGCGTCGAGAATCACTTGAGCTTCTGCAGGCTCGCGATCCACGCATTGATTTTGGCGTTCGCCACACTCTGGGCAGCCCCGAACTCACTGTCGGCCAATGCCGGAAGCTGCATCTCCAGGCTCCCCAGAAGCACCTGGAGGGCCCCAGGGAATTTGATGGCGACCTGGGCAGGGTCAGTGCCAAGGTTCGCCACGAAGGTCTGAAGGGCTTGGAGCGCGGCGATCAGTGAAGGTGCCGCCGCTTGCAATACGGGATTGGGTGAACTCATTTCGGATTCTCCGGTTGAACGAAAGGGACAGATTGTTCCTGACGCTTAATCTTCGCGTTGTTGTAGTGACCGAGTGCGCTCACGGCGCTCCCAGTCAGAATCGAGAGCCAGTCCGCATAGGGGTGCGGGATAAGATGGCCGGCGGTCGCCAGCCCTGCGACCGTGATGAGGTAGCCCAGGACAGTCGTACGGCGCTGCCAGAGGTAGCACCACGCGTCCTTCATCGACATGGGCGGCAGGTCCTCATCAGTCATAGGGCGGGTTCTCGTTTGGCGAGCGTGGCGCGAAATTGCGCAATGCCTTGGGCGAGGTACTGATTCTCCAGGTTGTCTTGTTCCGACCCGTTGAGGCGGGCAAGCCAGCGATCCCAGAGCTTGCGGGTGAAAGGAACTCGATGGTTGTAGGCCATCAGGTGGTAGTGACGAATGCACCAGCCTCGAGCGCGGGAGGGCTCCTCGCAGCTTTCGTGATGGCACTTCATGCGCGTACTCCATCCGGGGAGATCGAGAAGTGATTCCCGTCCGGTAAGTGTTGAAACCGCCCGCCCCATCTGTGCTGCGGGCTCAGGGATTCCCACCACGCACCGATATCCTCCAGTTGGCTACCGTCTTGAATGTAGGCGCCGTCCTTGAAGAAGTTGAGATCAATGGCGAGGCGCTCAATATGTAAGCTGTGGGTGATGCCCGTCCCATCCGCGGCATTCAACGCCGCTTGCTGTGGAGTGCGCCAGGCTTCCCCCAAGGTAACGCCATATCCGAGCTCGGCGGCTTTCTGGATCAGCTTCGCGGCGCTTTGCGCGAATTCTTCCTGCAGCGCACTCATCAGTCGGGCCTCGAGTCTCCCCATCGTTCCTGCATGCGCCCCTCGATGTTCGAGAGGCGTTCGGCGATCTCACTCAAGTTGAGTTCCATTTCGCGCAAGTGGGCTTGATTCTCCTGATGCATGTCATTCATCTGTTCCCGGATGGCATGCTTGAATGCGCGCGTCAGAATGGACCACACGACCCCGATGACGGCCAGGATCGGAATGACCCAGGCGAGCCAGAACGGCTCCTCCGGTTGACTCATCTCACCTCCCTGTTTAGAGCGATCCGAAGCCGGTGTACTGCCAGGCCGCCCCGTCGTACTCCACATCGACAAAAGCGGCGGTCGCGCTGCCAATGGTTTTCAAGGCTCCTACGGCGAGGGTGAAGGAACCTAATCCGGTGCGGACGATGCGGAACTTCGCGCCCTTGACGGCTCCGGTGGTAGAGAGGGTGACGGTGCGATTGGCGGTGAGGGTGGTGGCAAAGCGCTGCACCTGATAATCCACGCCCACCTGCAGGGTGACATTCGCATCCCCGCGGTCCGCAGAGATCGTGGCGAGGTCGCTGTCAAAGAGCCCGGTGAGGGTCTGTAAGCCCTGGGCACGTTCGACCGTGCACCCCGCTGAGGTCGAACTGTCATTGCGATAGGCGGTGGCCCCTCCAGTCACCGTTCCGACGTAGTTCCCGCGACATTGGACCCCGGAGGCGCCGGAGAGAGCTCGTACCCCATAGGTCTGGGTGGTCTCATCGAAGGTATCGTGCGCAGACTCATAGCCGATGCGGTTGTTCTCGATCAGCACGCTATCCGTTTGGGCGAGTTGGATGCCGGATTGACCGGTTCCCCCTGCTCCGCTGCCGGCGATGAAGCACTGCCGGATCGTGCCGGTGGACACTCGCCCCGGACTGTAGATGTCATTTGACAAGCCGATCTGAATGCCCTGGGCGAGCGAGTTGCGGATCTTCACCCCTTCGATCGTGAAGTTGGTCGTTTCCGTCTCGGTCAGAATCCCCACGGAGTGATTGAAGATCGTGCCGCCCCGCACGGTCATGCGTCCCGCGCCACTGGAGCGCACCCCGGCCCCATTGCTCTGTCCCTGGGTCCCAGAACCCAAGGCGGTGAGGGCAAAGTCCTCCAGGGTGAATTCCAGCAATTCGGTCTGCTTGTTCGGACCCAGATAGGTCCACACCACGCTGCCATCAGTGATCGCGGTTCCGGTTCCCGAAGGTCCCCCGGAGCTCGCCGAGGTCCCCGCGGTGGTCACCATGTACCAGTTGCCCCCATTCACGCGCGTAGCATTCAGGATATAAGCGGTACTGGCGGTCCAGGGATTGCCGAGGTATCCCCCCGTGGGTTTGCTTGCGCCTCCCACCTCCACGCCGGAGCCGATGAGGTTTTCCCCGACGATGTTGCGTAGGCTGATATCGTGCTTCGCCCCGACATCATCGACCCCGACCCAGGGACGGAAGAACAAGGATTCTCCCGTGCCGGCAGCAAAGGCGGAGGTCATATTGGCGGCATAGAGTCCATCGACCACGATTCCATAGGCGCCGTTGAAGGTCACCGCCACCGCGGAGGAATCGAAATTCGTGGCCCGAATGTTGGTCAGCTTCCAGTTATGCGCATGCGAAGTCTGTCTCGCAGAACGATCGCTCTCATTGGTCGCCCAGCCGAATTCGTAGTAGAGGCCGAGAATCGCTTTCCCACCCCCATCCATGGAGATGTTCTCCAGGACGACATTCTGCAGTCCTCCCAGACAGTAGATCGGCATGCCGATCGCGTGATTGCAGATGAGGTGCAGATTGCGCAGGGTGATATTCCCCTGCGGGGAGGGCATGAGAGAGTCAAAGGCGGGGTTGGTGAAGTAACTCGCATCTCCCCGGGTACCGAGGGAAATACACCCCCCAGCATTGACCCAGGAGCTTCCCGACTGACTGTAGTTGGCGATGACGGTGCCGTTTTCGATCACCACATCCCGGATTGCAAAGAGAAACCCCGCATCGGAGTCGGAGAAGGTCGAATTCCCCACCTTGGTAAAGGAGAGCGTGCACCCCTGCAGATCCAGGTGAATCCCCGGGTGAATGTCGATCACATCGTTGAAGTAGTAGACATCCGTTCCGGTGGTGTTCTCGAAGTAGATCTGCCCGCTGTACGCACTCCCGCTGCGATTGCCGATGATTGCCAGAAGGTTGGCGGTGTTATTGGTCGCCTGGTTGGAGTCATTTGGAATGAGTCCATAGCGCAGGACGTTCCCGGTCGGAAATGCTGCATTGCCCAACGATGCTTCGGTCGAGAGCTGGGGATAGAGGATCTCCCCAATGTCCGCGGCGGTGAGGAACGGGGCGGTATAATCGTCCTGGTCCCACAGGGTGGTGGTGCCGGTGGAATCTGTTAAAACGAAGTGGTAATCCCCCGGCTCCAGGCGCACAGTAGCGGAGCCTGTGGCATCCAAAACGACCGGATTGGCATTGGGATTGACCCCCGCCGCATCCGAGAACGTGGGTTTCGCAGTCGTGGTGCCGGCGTTGTAGGTGAACAGCAGCCCTCCGGCCAAGGGGAGACCGGCGGTGTCAAAGGCCCGGAAGACGGGGAAAAAGAGAAACGGCGTCGTCATTCAAGGATTCCTATGGACTTAGCTCCACTACTGGGCCTGACTGTCGCGATGTCGCTGCAGCCGCTGTGTCATAAATACGTGAATCGCCCGCTCGTGCGCTGGGTGCGCCGCCATACACAGGGGCGCTGGCAACGGGTATTACTGTTCCAACTCTGGAAGGACAGTCGGCGGGATCGCGAAGCCGCCGCCCGGGAGGCCGAAGCGGAGCGCTGGCGCAATTGGCGCCCCAAGTCGTGAAGTCGCTCCCCCGAGTGCAGCAGACACCGGGTTGTGGGTCAGCGCATACAGCGGCAGCTTCCAAGGCGTCGAGAGACTGAAGGCCGGCATGCCCTTTGCCCCTCCTCCGGCTTGTCCCCACATCGCTGCGTTGAACAGATCGTTCTCGCCAGCCCCAGGAGCGGTATAAGCCGGATTGTTCCGCTGCAGATACTTCCCCAGGGCTTCCATGTTCGCCCGGCCGGTGGAGGCATTGAGGATCGAGGGGTTGTACCGGACATCCTGCAACAGGCCGTACTGGGGTCGGGCGGCGGTGTAAGCCGCTCGCAACCCGGGGTCCGCAATATTCGACTGGATCAAGTCTTCCACATGATTGCGGATCTGATTCAGAGCCAAACCCACCTCACGCGAGCCGCCTTCGGAATTGAGCGCGGCATAGGCGTCCTGTCGGAGACCGGTCGAGATATTCCCCAGCAGCTGGCCGTTCGCCGTTCCGCTCCCCGTGGCGTGACTGAGCAAATCCGTCACGTTGGGGTTGTTCTCCACCATCGTGCGCACCGAGGGATTCAGCTTCCCGATCAGATTATCAAGGGTCTGGGGAGTGGCTGAGAGATCCACGTCGGTCGCGGCATCACGACCGGCCTGGAAGATTTGTCCGAGTCGGGCAGATTGCGCGCCGAGCTCTCCGCCTCCCAGATTGGCTGCATCCGAGCCCACGGCTTGCGCCAACGTGGCATCGGCCGTGCGAGGGGACCATCCCATGAAGGGTTGTGCAGCGCGGCCCTCGAGCCAATTGCTCACGCCCTCCCCGATGCCTTTACCGGCCAATCCCGCCGCCACCCCGATGCCGGTATTCAACGCCCGCGAATCATTCTCTCCGGTGGGCTCCATGGCGCCCAAGAGGCCGCCTAATCCGGCTGCCGTGAGATATCCTCCGGAGAGGCCCATCAGAGGAAGCGCCGGCAGCGCGCGGCCTACGAGCGCTCCGGGCGCATTCGCCAGCGGCGCATCGAGTTGACGTTTGGCGGCGACATCCCCCGGCGTTGCCAGCCCCAGCATTTGCCGCAGGCCCTGTCCCCAATTGGTGAGTGTGAGACCAGCTTGGGCCGGGATGTTACGCACCATCGCGCCCAGCTCACTGGTCACCGGCTGCGTAGCATTCGGGTCAGGCAGCGCGACGGGCGACAGCCCACGTTGGGCTTCCGCGGAGCCACTTGGCGCAAGCGACCCATTGGCTGTGACATCGTAGGATTGTCCGGTCCCGTAACGCGGGCCGCCGTTGAGCGCCTGCAACCCTTCCGTGGAAACCGCCCCTAAATTCCCGGCCTGCAATGCCTCCAGATCAGCGGTCGAGAGTTGCGACAGATCCATCTACCGCCCTTTGCGACGTGCCAATTCCGCGCGGATATCCTCGAGTGAGGGCATTCCGCGCGGAGCGCTCTGGCCTTGAGCGCTCTTGAGATCGGCCCCGAGGGTATTGCGGTATTGCGGGAGCTGTGTGGCCGAGCCCGCCTGCGTCAGGAGTCCCTGATAGAACCCCTGCCGGTTCGCCTGTACTTGGCTCAAGGCTTCTGCGTTCTTCGTGTTCAGCGGGATGAGACTCTCGAGGTTCTGGCGAATCTGCGCCGTCGTGAGACGCGCGCCCGATTGGTCATGGCCTGCCGCCTGCAGGAGCGGCATAAGGGCGGCCATGTAAGTCTGTTCTTCCTTGGTGATGCCATGGGCGAGAGATTCCTGCCCGAAGATCTGGCTGAACCACCCGCTATCTTCCGAGGTCGCCGCATTGATGAACGCCGCCCGCTTCGTGGGCGAGAGCCCGACGCCGCGGTTCTCGAGATCATTCAGCTTTTGCATGCCGGCGCGCATCTCACCGCCGAACATCGCGGCTTTGAGTTCGGGATCGGTCGGAGCCTTGTAGCCGATGTTATATCCCGGCACACCGGCGGCCGTAGGATTGCCCGGACGTGCCCCTTGCATGCCATAGCCACTCGTCTGCACAGGAACCTTGGTGGTCTGATTCGTGTTCGGGTCCCACTTATCTACGAGCGTGTATCCCGGAGTCTGGCGTTCGATGAGATCGCCAGCTTTCTTGCCGGTTACCGGATCGATTTGCCCGACCTCTCCCTGTCCTAGGTTCACGTTCTGCAAGGCGACGGGGTAATCCTTCGAGGGCATCCCCACTTGTCCCCGCAGATTGTTCGCCGCGAAGGCGATCGCCCGACGCACGTTCGCATCGTTGAAGTCCCGCACCGGATCAAGGCCCAACTGGGGGGCGATCTTCGGCCACTGCGAGATCAGTGAGGGATTGTTCATCACCGTCTTGGCGGGCTGGTCGGAGTTGAAGATCGAATCCATCATGTTCAACGGCCCCTGCGCTTGTAGTTGCGCCTGGGTCTTCTGGTATTCCTGCACGCCCTGCGCGGTTTTGAGCGGGTCATCCCCACGCAGGAGCGCGAGCGCACCGAGCGTGGAAGGCGTGAAGCCCCCGATATTCCCGGGCCCGCTTACGGAAGCCTGGGGGCCGCTCTGAATGCCTCCCGTAGGTCCGCTCGCGCTCTGGGCACCCATGCTCTGAGAGCCGGGCTGGGGCCCTCCCAGGTAGCCTTGTCCCTGGAGGGACTGACGGGCGATGTCCTGGTACATCTGCTGATTGCCCAAGGCGATGCGCAGTTGGTCGATCCCGAGTTGCCCCTTGGTGATGTCCTGCTGCTGAAGCTGTTGCGCTCCGGGGATCATCTGCCCGCGGACATAGGACCCCAGCAGGTCCGGATACTGCATCGGAGGCAAGGCAACGGAAGGGACGTCCATCAGGGGTTCCCTACGAGAGCTTGGTAACTAAAGGGGCTGCCCGGGGCATTGGGATTGCCGAAGACACTGGAATAGCCCCCGGGAAGTCCTGCGCCGTACTGACCGGTGCCCAACCCCAACTGCGGTTGCGTGGGCGGATTGAACTTGCCGTAGATGCCGACTCCCTGATCGATCCCTGAGGCGATCGCGTTATAGGAGTTAATATCCCCCTGCGCTTGCGCATTCCCCGAGTAGATCTGGGCGGAGGAGATTTGGTTGGCCGCGCTCTGGCCGGCCTGGGAGGTCGCTTGGGTCGCTCCTTCGCCGAGTCCTGCAAGACTCTGCAATCCTCCCACGTAAGAGCTGAAGTAATTCCCGGCCAGCCCTTGACCATACTGAGTCAGAGCTTTCCCTGTGGCCCCCGAGTTCAACAACCCCTGCGCGGCGGCGGAGCGATCGACCGCCTGAATCCCTTGGCCGAGCTGGAACTGATACCCCGGTAGATTCTGGATGGTCTTGCTGGGATCGACCTTGGCGTATCCCGGCAGTCCGTAGATCCCCCCGAGTTGCTGCGTAGCAGCCACCCCCGCTTGACGAAACGGCGCCTGGTTGGCGTTCGTCTGGTCGAACATGCTCTGCTGGGTCTGCTGAGCGGCATTGGCGGCGTTCTCTTGGGCCGAGGCGGCTTTGTTCGCCGAGTAAATCCCCGCCCCGAGGGTCGCGACCCCGACGCCAATGGCGGTTGCGACACCGGTCATGTCAGAAGCTCCTGGACTGGGTGAAAGATCTGGTTTTCGAGCATGTCCGTATCCCGTTCGCCGTTATCGCTGTGAATGGTTCGGCCCACCACATCCGTCAGGGTGTAACAGACCATCTGATCCCCCGGGGCGCTCACGGTCGAGTCGGGCGCTACCTTGTGAAACCGCCCGTGCGGCGTGATCCAGATCAACTCGCCAGAAATCAACTGGATCGGATGCCCGTGTCGATGCGGACGCCCGATAAATAGCGTCCCACGCGGAATCCTCATCTCGCGGATGTACTTCCCGCCCCCGAACAAATGCTCCACAGGACAGGGGATCTGTGGGTGTTTCAGAAACTCCCGCATCAGGTAGGTGATCTTTTCCGTCCAGGTCAGTTCCGGGAGTTGATCCCACTGCGGCACGATGTCCATGCAACCTCTGCAGACACACCAGTTCAGAAACGAGTTTGTTGAGCTTCTTCAGCTCCGCCAGAATTTCAGAGTTCACGTAAAGCCTCCTGCACCGCCAAATATCGCTGGGCGTATTCCTCGACATCGGCGATCAAGGCCGCTTTTTCGTTCGCGAGCAGCAAATGTCCCGAAGCCAGAGCGGCGGTATTGATCGTGCGGCGCTTGGTGGCTTGCGGAACCCCTTCGTAGGTGCCTTCCAGTACCAGCCACTTGGTGTCCGTATGGGGATCGCCCGAAGAAATCCGTTTGACCGTGATCACCGGATCGGCCCTCCCGAACCGCCGCCTCCCGCACCGCCTCCTCCACTGGTCCCGGTGGTTTGGCGGGTCGCCGTCCCTCCGGAGGTGTAGGCGCTGAAGGCGCTCCCATCGACGGGAATGGAGAAATGCGTGGCATCGATCTTGGTGATGGTTTCGGTCTGCCCGTTCAGATGCGTTCCAAAATCCCCGGGGAGGGAGGCCAGTTGCACCTGATCGTTGGTGTTGAACCCATGGGCGGAGCCGGTCTGAAAGACAATCGGATTCGCACTCGTAGCCCCGGTGATACTCGCAGTCGAGGCCGATACGGGGGTCATGATCGAGCCCACGTAGTAATTGCCGTTATCCGCCACCACCGTTTGCGGGTTGGTCGTGGCGAGATACGTGACCGCACCTCCTAAGAAATGTGGATCACTCGCATACACATAGTGCAAGGTGCTGGTCGGCAACCCCGTGATCGTTCCGGAGTTATACGCACTCTGCCCGTACCCGTACTGCACTGTGTGCGAGGCGATTGCGATCGTGGCGTGGACTGAATCCGCCGTCGCCGAAAGGGGAACCGTGCTTTGCACCGAAAGCACATTGCCCGCAGAAACCTGGGGCAGAAAGCGCTGATCGCTCGCAGTGCCCTGGTCGCTGATCTTCTGGGTGATCGCGGGGATTCCCGCAGATCGGCCTAGAGGGAGCGCCTGATTGCCGAGCGTGATTCCCCCCAAGCCATTGGCGACCAGTCCGGCGTTGAAGTCATTATTGGGATAGCGGATATCTTGTCGGGCCAGGACCTCGCGGTACAGCCGTGCAAAGGTCTGCTCCAACTGCGGTCCCTGCACCGGCCCCGGACCGAAGCGGGGATAGGGGGTCTTCATGAGGTCCGTCATCCCAGGACCTCCGCATCCGCATTCGCACCCAACCAAGCAATCTTCGTGAGCGCGGTCGTACACACCCGCAAGACAGTCTGCCGGCCCACTCCTAACCGCCGCCATTGTGCCCGGGCGAGGCGTTTGCCGAGTTTCCCCAAGGTCTGAAAGCGCCGATAGCCGAAACTCTCTCCCCCGTCATGGGAGACCTCGAGCCACACCTGAGGGATGGCATCGGGATCGATGATATTCCCCACGCCCATCTCTGCGACGAGCTCGAGGCGATCGAGTCTTACCCGATGACGTTCGGAATCGGGCAGCATCCAGGCGCGCTCGCGATAGATCACATCCCCATCATCCGAGAATGCATCAAGATCAAAGGCATAGAGCTTGCCGTTCTCGAAATCCCCGACGATATGCTGACCGTTGAAGAAGGCATAACAGTTCGCCCGGTGACGATGCAGTTTCCCATCCGCGCCCAACCACGCCCGGCGGTGCCACAATTGGGTGGCGACGTCATACACCCAGGTCTCATCCGCAGTCGGAAAGGTGAACACGATGAACGTATGCCCTTCCTGCTGATAGGCAAAGGCGATGCAGTCATCCACCCGCGGAAAATCCTCGAAGGTGTGCTCGATCGGGTGGGTGGAGACTCGTAAAGGCCGATAGGCATTGGTGCGAATCACATTCGCATTGCCCTGTCGGTCCTGCGTGAGCCACCACACCGAGTCATCCGCCCGCGTGACGGAAAACCGTGCGGCACAGCCGGTCTCCAGCATGCCCCCCGGAATGCGTTCAAAGGGAAACAACGCATTGCCGGTATCGGACCAGATCTCCGCCACGAACTTGCACAGCAGCCACACTTCGCGGTGATCACAGACCAGAGAGATCAGCTGATCCGGCGCTCCTTCGGCGGAGGCGAAGTCCAAAGGGTCCACGCTGGTGAGATCTTCGAGTGCGGTGATCCCAAAGCGCGCTCCGCCATCGGTAAAGAGCACGGTGCCATCTTGTTCGGTGACAATGGCGTTGATCGGCTGATCCGGGTCGGAAACTGCTTTTAGCAAGCTCGTGAGCGTGCAGAAGTGCCAGCCGTCCTGATGCGAGAACAGCACTTGCGTGCCGTTGTCCGTGATGGAGACGGGACCGGAGTAGTTCGGGATATCCCCGATCTTGAAGGCGCTGAAGTTCTGGTCGATGCGATAGACCGCAGAACCCGAGACGGCAAAAAGTAGGCCCTGCACTTCCCGCAACCCGCGCACCTCTCCGGTGGCGAGTTGCGCCTTGCGCACCAAGCCCGGAGTCCCTAAGAGTGCCCCCTCCTCCCCGGTGCCGGATTCATTGCTTTCCAGGTACAGATTGACGCAGGTCTGGGCAGAGACGGGTTTGGCGCGGGATTCGTAGAACCCCCCGAGGAAGGAGGTTTTCACCCAATCCTCGTCTGCAGCTTGCTCCCCCGCGTCCCCCGGCGGCGTTCGGTCTCATTCACCGACTGGGCAATGGTGAGATAGCGCTCTTTCCACTCCGGTAGGCGCGACTGTTCCCCGATGTAGGGAGCGGATTCCGCCAAGGCGGCATACAGGAACAGATCCGGCCAGCGGGTAAAGAACGCGTTCAACCCCGTGGAGATATCGGGGAAGCGCTTGATGTACTGCCCCGAGACCACCGTTCCATCCGGTTGGGAAGGCCAGAAGATGAGATTGTCGCCCTGAAGCGAATACCGTTTGGGATGATGAAAGCTCTGGCTCTGTTTCTGGATCAGGGTCTGGATCAGCTCATACGGACAGTAGGTGAGGGCAGGCCAGGTCGGCAGAAACACGCTCTTGAGCTCGAGGCAATCGGTCGGCAGTGGGGCGACATTCAACGCAATGGTGGCGGTGAAGGAGGTGTCCTGGGTGGAGCTGCGCACATCCCGATACAAGCGCTGTTCGCCCGCGCCCACGATCAGATCCAGCACGTTCACCGAAATGCTCGACTGGCTGATGTCATCCCCGTCGATGACGGTCAGGAGCGCGGTGCGAAAGGCCGGATAGTTAGCGAATTTCACAGCGACTCTCGGCCCGTAAGGTCAGATGCGAGGCTTTCTCCCCCGCACACCCCAGGGCATTCAAGAGGGTGCGATGCCAGGGCTCTGCGCCCTCACAGTCGGCGTAGTGAGTCAAACCCGGCACTCCCAAGGTGTAGTGATACACCGCCGCCTCCTGGGGAGCATATTCCCCGACCAGATGGTTCCACTCCGGCGGCAACGCCCCGACGTGATGGGGGGCTAACCACTGGAAGCGATGCAGAAAGGCCGGGGCACAACTGCGCACCCATTCCGGGGTCATGCCGCGGTTCCCAAAGTGACTGCAGTTCCAGAGCATGAGCGAGGACCAGTTCTTACGCGGGTAGTCGTTATTCACACTCTCCATGCTGGAGCCCACGTACTTACGTCGGTGAGTCGTGTGGTAATCGTGCTGCACGACACTCACTGCACGAGTGAGAGTGCCGTTCAAACGCTGCGCCCACAGGTGGGCTAAATCTCTCTGACAGAGCATGTCCCCATCGGCATAGATCGCCCAGCCGACGAAATCGCACAGAAAGGGCACCAGATACCGCGAGAGCGTGAAGGCGTTACTCCCATCACTCTCACATCCATAGTCCCCCAGCATCGAGATCGATAACGGCATGAAAGCCACCGGCATCGAGGTGTGCTCGATGACCGATTGGCAAAAGACGTGATAGGCCGCGGCTTCCCGGGGGTCGTACCCCACGAAAAGGCGGATCGGATCTTTCACGCCAAGGTCCCGTTCGGTAACTCGACAGTCGATTTCGCAAAGGCCACGACCAAAAACCCATTCCCCGTCACGCTGAAGTTCTGCAGGTCAAACCGTGACCACAGTTTCGGCAGCCACCACTGCATGGGTTCCTGAATCAGATGCGCGTTGCGCCCATCAGGGAGAGTTTTCCCCGCAGGACCGGTAGCCACCGTGGCGACCAGAACCCCTTGCGTCACGCGCCGCAGATCATCCAGGACTGCCTCGAGATAATCCGGCTCGATGTGCTCCAGGACATCCAGGCAACAGACCAGCTCCGCCGGCACAGGGGGAGCGGCATAGCGCTCCACCCCCGGGTCGTAACACTGGTAGGTCAGCTTGTGGAGGCTCTTGAGCCCTTTGGCGAGGGAGAGATTCGATCCACAGCCGTAGTCAAGCACATGGCGTACTTCCATTCGCTCGATGAGCTGATTGATGAGCGGGGCGTATTCCGCCCCCATCACCCCGTAATTGCCCTTCTGATGTAGAGCGGCTTGTTGAGTGCGGTAGTGTTCGGAGATCAAGCCGCTCGATTTCGTCGGTCCATTGTCCATGTGTCTGCCTGACAATGCGTAAAGAGTGATACCAGGGAATCGAATCCCCGTGGCCATAGCGCCAGGTGGTCGCCTTGGGGAGTAACACCGTCACCGGAATCCCTAAAGCCCCTGCGGTATGCGCCACTGCCGTTTGCATGCACAGGACCTGATCCAATGCGGCAATCAGGGCGGCGGTATCGTCATAATCCTTGGTCAAGGTCGCCCAGGGGTACTGCACCAACTCAACATCCGGATGTTCCACGTGAAACGTGGAAATCTCCGCACTCGCATCCTTGTATTGCAGGCATACCCAGTGCGCCTCGATGCTTCGGAATACCGGCAGGAGTTGGTTCAGGCTCAACTGCCGATAGCGCGCATTCGTATGCGCTACCCCGCCCGACCAGGCAATGCCGATCACCGGTTTCCCCAAGGAGGCAAAGCGCTCGCGCCACATCGTGGTACGAATCGGGCACGGGGTCAGATACGGCGTGCCGGGGAAGTCGCTTTCGCGGTTCCGGTAAAACTGGCCCAACTGCGAAAGTGGAATAGAGGCATCAAAGAGACGATCGGCTTTATCCCACAGCCGTCCCGAAACACCGGTCTCTCGACGCGTCCCGTAGACCTTCGCTTGCGGGAATGAGCGCTGAAATAGATTCGCCAGTCTCGGGTCGCAGTCGAGGATGACTTTCACATCCCGCAGGGCATCGGGGAGGACGGAGGCGAAGGAGATCGCATCCCCTAATCCTTGGTCCTCGTAGACCACCACGGTCTTGCCGGCTTTCCCGTTCCACTGCGGCTCGCCGTTATAGACGACCTTGGGACACCAATCCCCGCCGACCACTTCCCGATAGTTCTTCCACCCCTCGCGCCATTCGCGGCGGGCGAGCTGGCAGATCCCTAAGTTCGCCGTGGCGCTCTTGCGTCCGCCGGGGGAGAGTTTCAAGCACTCCCGCACGCAGCGCTCGCCCTCATCGAAATCCCCGTTATCGATGTGCAGCGCCGAGAGATTGAGCCAGATGCAGGCTTTGTGCTTGTCATCCGTGGCGTAGCGGATGGCTTGCTCGTACGCGTTCTGAGCCACTTCTGGAAGCCAGAGGATTTGCGCGGCGCCCCCGAGGTTGAGCCACAGCGCGGCATTGTTCGGGACTTCCCGGATGGCCGCCAGCGCATAGTGATACGCCGGAACGCCCATGCCTAAGCGGCGTAAGGCATAGCTCCCGAGACACAGCCCGTCGATATCGTGCGGGTCTTTCTCCAGCCGGCGATTGGCATACGCCAGGGCTTCTTTGAGTCGGCCGGCTTCCGCCTGGGTCGTGACCTCCTGGAACTCGGCCTGTTCCTCGAAGGACATCATGTGAAGAATTGTTTGCCTTTGCCGAACTCCTTCCCCGTGGTGCATTTCAAGTGGGGATAGTTCGCGTTGATCTCCTCGTACATGCGCTGCTGATGATCCCGATTGAAGACATCAATCCCTTTGGCGCGCATCTGCAGAATCACGATCGTCGGCAGCTTGGCGTAGAGCCACCACCCCTCCCGGATACCTTCGCGGTTCAAGCCGGCTTCATTCGCCACCGCTTTGGTCCAATCGAGCACCGGCTCGCAATCGGCGGTGCGGATCAGGGTGTACTGCTGGTCGGTGTCGTTCCAGACCCCACGGGTCTGGATGCCGGTAACGGGGTCGTATTCCAGGAAGTCAGACATCGGATCTCACCCAACGCCATCAGCTGGCGGTGTTCGGCTTCCCAATCGTGGGGAGCGTTATCGGGCATGGGCCCGTTGAATTTCGGGGACTGCAGATCCCCCATGAGGCGGTCATAGCCAATCACCCACAGGACATCCGGCTTCAGATTCGCCATCGCGAGTTTCGCAGCCGCCAGACCGTGGGAGTCCTTCCAGCCATTGCGCCGCAAGGGGATGTAGGGCCAGCACGTGACCCCTTTCGGACACTGCGAGGGCTTGCAGACCAGAAAATCCGTCCGGGTGCCCCAATGGGAAGGATCGCCGCGATAGCCGCTTTTCAAGCGCACCACGGTGAACTCATCGATGAGCGCACCCAGACCGGAAAAGATCGAGGGGCCATGCCCTACCAGCACGACCCCCCGAGTCATTACGACAGTCCCACCACCTTGGCCGAGGACTGGTAATTACGCGCTACCAGAGTGGCCTCCGTGATGATCTGGTACTTCGTGCCATCGCCCGTTCGGGCGAGCTGCCGGGCCATCGGACGCCGCAGGAAAGCGATCGCCCAGTAATTCGGGTCCAGACACAGCACGATTCCGGTCCGCATGTAGCGATGCAGGATGACCGTGTGGCGTCCGAAGTCCGACACATAGACATTCGCCGCCCCGATGATGGGGGCCTGGGTAGAGGCATCGACGTCCACAAAGCGCGTCGCGATGGAGGTGAAGCCATCGATGGTCGCTTTCTGGCTCGCGGTCGTCACAATCACACTCGGATCGCCACCGTTGCTCCACGCGCCCTGGAGGGCGTAGTTGAGGAAGGTGGAGGTGAGTGCAGCGGTGGCCGACTGGTCCGTGGGCGCCGTGGTCGGGAAACCCCCCGTGGTCGAGGGCGTTGTGGCATTGGTGCCCGCCGTGGGAACCACTGCACTAGAGGCCGTGATAGTCGTGCCCACTGCGGCATTGTTGAGATAGCCTGCGATCCAGGTCTCAATGCCCGCCATGGAGCGGCCCGTAGTGGCACCACCCGAAGAAGCCGGCTGGTTGGTCGTGATGGCCTTTTCCATGTCGCGCTTCAGTTCGCGCATCTTGACCATCGCGCCGCGAGCGACTTCCGAGCCGCGGCCGGCTTTCTTCACCGCTTCCAGGGTGTCGGAGACGAGGAACGTCTTCGACAGGATCTGGCAATAGTTCCCCATGCGGGACGGAGGAGTGAGCGAGGAGAAGGTCGCATCATCGCCTTCCACCTGAATATTGGTGGCTGGCGTGGCAAGTGTCTGCGTCAACCACTCATGCGCGGTGGACTCGGCCGTGATTTTGTCGAAGTTGCTGACCGCCCAGGTGTCTTCCGGGAACAAGTCCCAAATGACATCCTCGAGGTCTTCCCGAATACCACCGCCGGAGCTGACGCCGAAGGTGGAGCTGGTACCTGAAAGAACCGTCATGTCGTTACCTTTGAGGAGTGAAAATCCCCTCCAAGCGCTGCTCGATCACACTCGCCTTCTGGGCCGAGGTGCGCGCGCTGTTCAGGGCTTTACGAAAGTTGAGTTTGGCGGCCGTCTCCGCAGGCATGCGGTTCTCGGACGCACCGGGTTTCAAGACCTTTTGCGGGGCTTCCACCGGTTTCGCTTGGGATTTGACGCGCTCGAACTGCGCGGCCTTCCACAGCACCCGATAGGAGCGCGGATCAAGCAGGACGTTATCGATTTCCGCCTCACTGAGACCTTCCGACTGCGCATACGTGCGCACGGTCTTTTCGGTCTCCTCAGTGAATCCCGGAATCGACTTCGAGGCTTGTTCGCGCGATTTCCCGCGCAGATCCTTGAGTTTGCTCTGCACTTCGTCCATGAACTTCGTGCGTTTCTCGGCAATCGCCTCTTTGAGCTTTTGCCGGCGTTCCTTCACGTTATCCAGCTCCAGGCGCTGGCGCATGATCTGATCGGTGGTCATGTTGGCCCAGTCCAGACGGCCGGCCTGTTCCAGATACGCCTCGATCAAGGCAATCTCCCGCTGTTCCCCGGAAGTGGATTCGGCAAAGGCCGCCTCCAGCTGACGGGTCTGCGTGAGCTCGCGCAGGTGATCCACCGAGCGGCGTTGATCGGCCAGCTCTTGGGTCTTCTGGGTGTAGTCCTGGTTCTTCATGAAGGCATCTTTGAGCTTCACGGGAACCTGGTACTTCTCCCCATCCCATTCGAGTTCGGCGAGGTCGGCGGCGGGCCGGGCAGTGACTTCAGGGTCTTGCTGGACGGCGCCCAGGCCAAACTTGCTCGCGATCTTCTCTTGCACCGACTGCTGGGAGGCTTGGTCGGCTACTTCATCGGTCATGGATCACCTGTAGAAAAAACGTAAGGGGTTTTTCTTGCGCTGTTCGTCCTGTTCCAGGCGGAAACCGGCGACCTTGCCGTTGCCGATCACCGCGACGAGGTTCAAGCGCACATCACGCAGGAGTCGAAGACACTTGCGCAGCTCATCGGCCTCTTGCGCCGCATTCAGCGGGCACTTCTCGAGGCGATCGATAATGGCGGTCCGCACCGATTCAAACGCCTCGGTAAAAACCGGGGATTCCAAGATCGCGGCAGCTTTTTGGGCGCGCTCGAGAGCGTTCATTGCATCCCCACAATCCGGCCGGTGTGATCTTTCAAGGCGATGTGGGAAGCCAGTTTCGTCCCGTCGTGACCGAAGATATCGATCCCTTCGATCTCGCCTTTCTTGTTCTTGCGCACGACCTTTCGGCCCGTGGCCAGGGCATGGGTGCGCTTCACCTCATTCAGGACGTTGTTCAAGGTGGCATGCACGGTCTGCAGATCCACCCCGTGCTTCTCGATGTGCCCCTTGGCATCGCCCAAGGCCGTGGAGGCGCTGGTGGCGGCATTGTGGGTCTGATCCAGCTTCGCGGCCATCGCCTGTAGGATTGCCTCGTGCGAGGCTTTCAGCCCCTCTATTGCGACCGTATGGCCGTGATCGATCTGCTTGTGAATGAGCTCGATCCCGTATTCGGAATCGATCTTGTAGCGCTCCAACGCGGCCTTGCGCTCGCTCTCGACCTCTTGCTGCATGATCTCCGCCGCTTTCACCCGCTCGCGGGAGTGAATCTCCATATCCGCCTTGACGATTTCCGGAGGTGGCGGTGGAGGTGGCGCCGGAGGCAGGGTCTTCGGATCGGTCAGGAAGCGTTCGGGAACGGCCAGGTCGGACATCTTCAGCATTTCCATGCCGATGGCGTAGAAGTTCTCCGCCTTGGCAATCGGCAACTGCAGTTCGGCGGCCTGGACCATCTGATTCCACACGGCATTCAGCCGTGCCATCTGCGCATCCTTGTTGCCGGCGGAGAAAGCCACACAGATCTTGAAGTGATTGCGCTTCTTCCACGAACCCGGATCGACCTCGACCCATTTCCCCTGCAGTTGGATCGTTTCCCGCTTGTGGCCTTGCTTCAGGACCTGTTCATGCACGATGGCGAACAGATCCTCGATCGCAAAGGCGAGAATCCGGGCAATTTGCTCGACCCGCTGGGCGGCCATGGTGGCCAGGGTTTGCACCCCGGTGGCCGTCTTATTGAGCGAGTTCTGATCGATGCCGGTGAAATAGCGATTGGTCCCGGTGCGGTTCTCGCGCACCTGGTCCATGTACTCCAGCCCTTCCATGGCTTGGGGGAAGACGAAGGGATGCTCGATGAAGCTGATCGCATTGACATCCGAGGTCCGAATGCCTCCCCCCGGACGGGAGATCAGCACATCCTCGACATTGACCTTGGTCTCATCGAAGACCTTCTGCGGGTTGTTCGAGAGATAGAGGTTGTCCAACCCCTCGCGCAGAATCGCCGTCTTGATCCGCTGGATATCCGCCACCATGTCGGCAATGGAAAAGCCCACATGCCGATGGGGTAAGGGACAAGCCACTCCCGAGGCCACGGGAATGCGGGAGACCTCCTCGAGATACAGAATCCGCCGCCCCACCCGCAGGATCTGTAAGAGCTCGGCGATCCCATCCCCGTCGTAATCGACGCGAATCCAGATCATCCGGGCACGAACCCGACGCATCGAGGGATCAGAGGGCTTGTAGCGCTCTAAGCGCCGTTCCCCGAACTGATCGCGGGCGTAATCCTCCTGGGTGTAGATCTCCGGGTCATCGGCAATATCAGTCGGGATATCGAAGCCCTGCTCGCGCAATTCGGTGAGGGTCATCTCCTCCCAGTACTCGAAGTAGTTGCACCGATCATCCAAACGCCAGGAGAACGCGCGTTGATCGACCTTCACCCGCTCCGGAGGCAGGGTGCGGATGCAGAGATCCTTCGAGTGTAAGGATCGGCGGATGGTGCAGTCGTAGAGCAATGCCGGAGTCATCATCGGCTGCCCGTTGGCATCGACAATCGGCCTTCCCTGCGCGTCCAGCACCGGATCAGGCGGCAGATCCGGTGCGGGGTGACTGGATGACTCGATCAGCTGGCAGTTCGGGTCCTGCAACAGATACGCCACCCCAGTCTTGGTCTGGTCGGTGTATTTCTCGATCTCGACCGTCCGACGTGTATCCCGGTACACGAGGAAATAGGCGTTCTTGGTCAAGAGCGCATCGGTCGCCCACTCCAGGAACAGATCGAACCAGGGATGCTTGGTGGTCACCAGCCAGTTGAGATACGCCGCTTCCTGCTTAGCCGGCTCCACATCCGCTTCGTTCTCCGGCACCAGGGAGACCACATCATCGCCATTGGCGAAGATGCGGCACAGGGAGGGCAGTATCCACTGCACCGTTTCAAAGACGGTGCGATCGATGACGTTGCTCTGCCCTTCGGGAGCGGGATCGATGTTCTTGCCGAGATAGAGGTCAATCGCTAGAGCGCGTTCCGCGGAGAGCTCGGCCGTGAGGTTCGAAAGATTCGACCCATAGGCGCGGTTGTCCGCATCATCGATCGCGGACAGCAGTTCGGTCTCCCCCATCGGCTTCAGGGGAGTGATCGGAACGGTGGAGTCGGTCATTTCTTGAGCGACAGCGTCCGCGGCGGATTGCGGGAGGCTTCCAAGGCCGCCAGGCGCGCCTCCAGGGCGGCGATCTTGGCTTCCAGTTCCCGGATCTTCTGGGCATCAGACAGACTAGACATAGGCTCGCTTGGGATACCTCAGTGGGGCAGAACGGGTGCCGCTCTCCACCATCTTGTCGGCCACCATGGCCAGATACCGAAAGGCATCGGCCCCATGGGAAAACTCATCGTGCAAGGGCGTCGAAGGCTCCCCCGTGGTGACGGGAATCGACCGTCGATAGCGCTTCAGGCATTCCCTTAGACGCGTCGTGTTCGAGCGATCGAAGTAACAGCGGGGGAAGATCAAGCGGGCTTTCTTGAGCCCGATCTCCACATCCGCCTGGGGAACAATCGCCACCGTCAGCCCCAGCTTACGCAAGATGGACTCCGGAGCGGTCCCCTCGCCCAAAAGCTTGAACTTGCCTTCCGCGCCATCCCAAGGCAGCCAGTGGGTGCCATACCGATAACCTTTCTTCTCCAGCTCCTGCACGTAGCTGGCGAGGTTGCGCTGGCTATCCTCGAGGTAATCCACGATGCGCAGTTCCGAGAGGTGGCGCTGCACGAAAATGATGGCCGTGGAGTCGTTGAAGCCCAGATCCCACACCGTATGCACGGCGAGCAAGGGATCGACGGGCACGTTACAGACCCGCTTGCTGGCCGCTAAGGCCGTCACTTCGGGGGTATAAATCGCCCCTTCCGCTGCCGCCCGGCACTTGCCCTCGTAGATGTTCTCAAAGGCCAGCGGATCGGTCGCTTTCAGATGCTCCATGCCGCGGAGGAACTTCTCCGACAGCCACGGGTTATCCCGATAGCTCATGGGGATCAGCACCGTCTTGGGGGGGGTCTCCTCGATGAACCGCACCCAGGTCTCATCCGTGTCCAGGTCCGGATTGAAGCTGATCCAGATCTCCGCGCCTTTCTTACGGATCGTGGGCAAGAGAATCGACCAGGACCGGCGGGAGATCACCTGGGCTTCTTCCACCCAGCAGATATCCGCGCCTTCAAAGCTCTTGATCGAATCGACCGTGAGGGACGACAGCCCCGCAAAGACGAACTCGGTGCCGTTCTTGCCCGTGATCGCCACTTTCTGGATCTGATAGTGATCGGTGAGCCCCAGGGCCACGATCTGATCCGAGAGCAATCGGTGCACCGAATCCCGAATGGCCCGCTGAGTCTCGCGAGCACAGAACACCCGCACCGGCTTCGTAGTGCCGATGATCAGCAGCGCTCGAGCAATGCCCCAGCTTTTCGCTCCACCCCTGCCCCCATAGAGCACCTTGAAGTCGTAGGGCTCAAAGAGCGGGGCGAGCTTTTTCGGCAGTTCGACCTCAGCCAACGAACTTGACCGTGTGATTCAGTTCCACAGGATGGTCCTCATCCCCAACGTGCTGAATCAATTGCAGTTTGGGGACTGACCGGTCCAGGAGCGAATTGGCTGCCGCAACTTGGGTCGCGCTCATCTCCAGCTCCCCGGAGATATGCTTCTGCAAGCGGTCGATAATGACCGAAGCTTGGATCTTGGCGCGGACTTCCTCGGAGTGGTGGCGGTTCAATCGAGCGGCCATGGTGTATGCGACTGCCTTTCGGCTTGGTCGCCCCTATTTGGTGCGGTTCCCCACATGCTTCTTGGGAACGTAGTTGACGCCCTTTTCGGACGGGAACGGCATGGGCTTGCCGGGAGGCGGGAGCGTGCTTTTGGCCCCTTTGCCGCGGCCCATGATGTGGTTGTGGATGATGGCGTGGAGGTGCTTCATTTGCGTTTAGTCCCGAAGTGTTTACCGACATCGGCTGCGACGAACTCTTTGGCCACGGCTTTCGAGGGGCCTTTGCCGTTACGCGGCTTGCCGCCATGGGCAATCATTTCCATGTACCGATGCTGTTTGCCGGATTTGCTGGGCATCGCTCACCTCACATGAAAAAGAGAATCGTGGTGTCTTCATCCTCGGCATTGCGCCGGGACAGCTCCATTAGCATCCGAATCTCGGCGGTCACGAGCGCTTGCTCGTAGACCACTTCGATCTCGCGCTTCACTGATTGTGCGGCTTGCTGGAGTTCCGGCGCATCGACTTCGATCTTGGGCGCCGAGAGCTTGGGCGGCTCCTGCGCTTGTTCGGCTTGCTGCGCTACTTTCTGCGCAAGGGCCTTGGCGCGGTTCAGCAGCTCAATCGCCTCAGCGAGCGAGCGACATAGGAACTCCTGCCCGTCGATCACGACTCGATAGAGCGTCCGACGCCGTTTCCGACCCGCATCCTGGGACGCACTCGGGGGGCTTAAGAGCGAGGCGACGAAGGCCAGGCTCGCCGAGCCAAAGAGATTCCCACTGCCGAGCGTCCCGGACCCATCAAAGGCAATCGCACTGCTGCCCGCCAAAGCCCCCGAGGCGGTGAGCGTCGAATTGCTGGCGAAAGTGAGCGTGGCGCTGGCGGCCATCTCCCCATCGCCGAGAATGACCCCGGTCTGGGAGAAGACCAATGCCGCGGTACCGTTCAATCCCGGCTGCAGCAGCGTCCCTGAGGCGCCAAAGACGAGATCCGAATCGCCTGCGAGAACTCCGGAACCCGAAAGCGTTGCACTGGCGGCAAAGCTCAGATCGGATTCGCCGCTGAGAACGCCCGTCCCTGTCAGCGTTCCACTCTCCCCGAAGGTGAGCGCAGTCGTTCCGGCTAAGGCTCCAGTCCCCAGTAAGGCGCCGGTCTGTCCAAAGGCCAGATCCGAATCGCCCGCAAGTGCCCCGGCCCCCAGGAGATTGCCAGTCTGTCCGAAAGTGAGGGCGCTCGAGCCATTAAGGGCCGTGGCTGGAGCGGAGAACCCTCGAGGGCCTGAAACGAACTGCAGATTCGCGAACGGTCCGACGCCAGGACCGGCCTGGGAGCCTCGGCCCTGTCCCGCCAAGGCCCCGAGGGTGGCGTTGACATCAAAGGCGACTCCGGCCGTGCCGGAGATAGCCCCCGAGGGCGTAAATCCCCGCGGCGCCAAGACGAATTGCGCGCGCTTGCTCGGAGAGACTCCGGGACCTACGGAAGCCGAACGCCCTTGGGATACCGCGCCACCGGTTTCTGTAAAAACCGCCTGGATCGTCGCAAAGGTATCCGTCCCATTGCTCGGGGCAGTGAAGGTCGAGGCGACATTCCCCGTGACGAGGACGCGCTTGTCCTGCGCCCGGGCCAGCCACACCGCGCCCGTTCCTTGGGCGGCATGGCCGCTTTCTCCCGTCCCTGCCGATGGCGTGACATTGCCATTGCCATCCGCACAGAAACTCCAGACGAAGACCGGCGCCGAAGTCGCATTGGAATTGCCGGTGCTGATCGCATCGGTCCCGGTGCCCGGAGAGGCCACCGAGATCATGTTCGTATTGGCGAGCAGCGTATTTAGACCACTGATCTCCCCCACATAGATCGCGCTGAACGGGGCGCTCGAGGTCCAATTCGCCGTGAAGGTGGTCGAGCCGCCTTTGCAATTGAGCGCGAGGAAGGCGGCGTACTGCTGGCCGGGACCGGTCAGAAAGACCTGGGTCCCCAGCGCATTGATCGTATTACCGACCCCTCCATCGTTAATGTTGTTGACGCTCTGATTGGCCCCGAGCGTGACGACAATCAGAGCCGCATTCCCGGCCGTCATGGTCCGGGTCACGGCAACAGAGGTTGCGCTCGCGGTTTGCTCGGGGCTGGAGGTCTCCCCTACGAATAGGCCAGCCATTTACTTGTACGAGCTGGTTGAGCCCGTCCATCCTTGAACGCCGTTGATTCCGCCCCCGGCATCGTTCTGCACGGTATAGGTGAACTGAATCGTGGAGGTGGAGGTCGTATACGCATGCGCGAAGCCGTCATCCGACTCTAACCCGGTCCCCCCACCGTCCCACGCGGCGCACACCGCGATATCACTCAGAACTCCCGTGGGTCCTGAAGCCCCTGAAAGCGTATGCGCATCAATCCCACAGGTGCTGATATGCAGCTGGCGGGCCGTGGAAGACGGCGTGGTCGAAGTCGTAGGCAGCGTGGTGGAGGCGGTCGTCTGCTTCCCACTGTTGGTGGTCACCTGGTCGAAGCTCGATGCCCCAGTGACATCGTACAGTTCAAAATGCGAGACGGAACTACTGGAGACCACATCCGAATTGGCGGTGACGATATTGCTGAGCGAAGGCGTCGCATTCTGTGCGCACGCCTGCTGGCAAAATCCTGCACTCACGTCCAACGCCGTGAACACCGGGGCACTATTGGTGCCGTAGCTGTTCCCGGCGGTGTCGGACATCCCGGACAGACCGACCCAATTCGCTGGGTTGCTTTGATCGGCGGGCAATACCTCCCAGCTCAAATGAACCAGATTCCCGCGTGTCGGGAACTGCATCGCCCAGGGACCGGTCGCCTCCGTAGCCCCGTAGATGTTGTAGCCCTGCACGGTGACCACACGGATACCGGCCGCGGGGGCGGTGCCGGCATTCGCTGCTTTGAGCGCGATGGCGACCATCTGCGAGGCCCCAGACCCCCCAGTGCAGCTCATGTCCGGGTTCACCGCACCATGCGTGCTCTGAATCCCGAACTGCGTACACGGGGCTACGTCCACCGTGCTATTCAGGTTTGCGGCGTTCAGCAAGCCGAAGGGGATGGCGGTTCCCGGGTTCCAATGCGTGATGGTTCCCGCCCCGGACATCTGCGCGCCGTAGCAGAAGATGAGATCGCCATCCTGAGTCGTCGTGATGCTGCCGGCGGTCAGGTTCGGTGCGGTGGCGGAGTCATTGTGGCTCGTGCCATCCAAGGCACTCGCCTGGGCGATATTATAGAACTCATACACCGCGTAGTGCGTGTTGGTCGGGGTGCCCGCGGTATGCGTGACGAGAATCGTGTTGATGCCCGCCGGGCAGTTGAGCCCCACAAAGACATCAATTCGGCGCGTCGAGCCGACCGAACTGACTGCCGCGGCCCCCCAGATGCCACTGCTGAGGTTGTCGTTGACACTGGCACTCGTGACCGTGGTGTCACTGGTGACCACGACAATGAGACAGTTCCCCGTGAGGGTATTGTTCGGTAGCCCAATCGTGACCGGATTGGAGGTGGCGGCCCGGCTATTGGCGGAAGTGAAGCGCCCTTGAACCAGGCTCGGCAGAGCAACCGCAGGGGTATAGCCTCGCCCGCTGTTCCACATCAGTTCGAGTAGACGATCTCAAACTGCTGACAGGTAATGCTGTTGGAGGCGTTCGCGACACTCCATGTCCCAAAGAGATCCACGGTCTGCGAAGAAGTCGAGTCAAAGCCTGTTCCCGCAGCCGGCGCAGAGGTCGGCAGGAGCATGATCGGCGTCGTGGCGGACAGAGCCGCACTCGTCAAGACTCCTGTTCCCAGCATGGTCGCCGAGGTGCTGGCGCCGGTCGTGAGACAGGTGAGATCGATCTTCAGGTCCCAAGTGAGGTTGGTCGCCGAAGTCGCCAGGGTTCCCGAGGCCCCGCCGTTGAAGACGATGACCGAGCCGAAGCGCACATCGAAGGTGAAGGTGCCGGGCGAGGAGGCCGCGGTGGACATCTTGCCACTGGCATAGATGCGGATCTTCGACAACCCCGCGACCAATTGATTGGCCGGAATCGTCCACTTCGCTTGCGCGGCATTCAGCAGGCTCGTCGCCGTCGTGCTGTTGGTCAAGGCGGTGCCGGCGGCCGGCTGCACGCCCATCGACTGGTTCCACGAATTATTCGCCATGTGTGTTTAGTCCAAGGTGACAGTGAGAGCGCCGATGGCAAAGCTCGGCGTAATACCCGCGGAAATGGAGAGCGAGGCGGTGAGCGCTCCTGAGGCGAGAATCTCTCCGGCCCCCGAGGTGGATTTGCCCACGGAAAAGAACGTCGCGGTGCCCGAGCCCGCCGTGCAAGCCCCGAAGGTGACAGCCGCGGCATTGGCCGCTTGAGTGGGGGCAGTGCCGGAGACCGTCCATCCCGAGCTCGACCGGGCGACCGCTACCCGGGCATAGCCGGTATAGCTGATCTCATTGGTCGTCTGATTGCCCGCCTCCCCCGGATCGGAGGTGTGCAGCGCGACGAATAGGGAGCCGGCTGTGCCACTGCCGACAATTCCGGTGACATCGCCCCACCCTGCCGCGGTAGTGTTGTTGAACAACAGCAGGAGGCAGTCATTCTCGAAGGCATTACTGGCAGACATTCACAATCCTCATTTCGCGAAGTCCTGGGTCGTGGTGACCCACGCTCCGACGCCTGAAAAATAGGCACTTTTGGGGAAATTCGCCGCCCCGCTGAACAAACTCGGGAGCGCCGTCAAATTGCCCTGCGCGGCGATGTTGAGCACGGCAATCTCGGTGAGACTCGCGGTCACTATGCCGACCCCGGCCACACTCGCGCTCACCGTGAGCGTGCCGCCCGAGAGGCTGCCGGTTCCGGCGACCGCTCCCAGTCCTGCGATGCTGACACTCGCAATGAAGGTGTCCGCTTCGGTCAACGCCCCTACGCCGGCGATCGTGGCATCCCCGTCCAGGAAGGTGCCGATGGTCGCCGAGACAATCCCGACACTGGCAATGCGCACGGTGTCGGTGAAAGACCCGAGGGCGGAGAGATCGCCCTCCCCATCCGCTTCTGCCGTCCCCGCGGCGAGAAAGCCCTGCGCAATACCAATCAGTCCCCCGGCCCCGATATCGGTGGCCGAGACCAGAATCTCCACCGCAGAAATCGAGCTGACCGATCCAACCCCTCCAACATTGACGACCCCGGTCGTGCCGGCGGCAGTGACCGTGCCTTGGCCTGCAATCGCCGCCGTGATGGTCGCGGAGACCGGCGGCGGGAAAAGCAGCAGCGGCATTAGGTGAAGCTGGCGGTAAGCGAGCCGGAGTTGAACTGGAAGGTGTTGCCGTTGTTCACCGTGACATCCGAGGACAGCTGCGCGTAGCTGAGAATATTGCCGGCGGTGGAGGCATCACAGATCGCCACCCATCGCACGGTGCCCCATCCGGCAGTGGCCGTGGTGAAGGTCACCGTGGAGGCTTGCGTCACCCCCGAGGCGGGCGCCCCGAAGGTAATGGCGACTCGCGCATACGCACCTCCCGAGACCTCGTTGGTCAAGGTTCCCGCCAGGAGATCGGAGTTGGAAGCGGTCGAGGTCAGCAGCGCTGCATACACCGTCGCCGGGCTCGTATAGCTCGTGGCCCGATAGACGTGGTTGGCGAGTTTGTTGACCAGAAAGGTGGACAGTGGCATGGGAGATTCCTACAGGTTGACGTAAGTCAAATGGCCGCGGACTCCCACGGCGCTTCCGAGATTCAGGACCAGAGCGGTGTTAGTGCCGGTTTGGAAATGCCCGACCGGGGAGAACGGCGTGGAAATCCCGCCATTGGCGGAAAACGACATCGCTCCCGTTAAAGCGGTTCCGGCCGCACCGGAAGTCCACTTGACGGCGTTCGCCGCATCGCAGACCAGAGAATAGGACAGCACGCGCGTCACCTTGCCGGACACGGCTGCCACGATCGTGTTATCCCCGCTCGAAGAAACATTGATCGAGGCAAAGAGCGGGGTGATGAGCGTCCCTTGGTTGGACATCTGCGAGGATTCGACCGTGGCCTGCACGGGCAAGGGCTGGGACACCTGGGGATCGTTGTAGACCCCATCGGCGCCCCACCCGGCTTTGACCCGCTGAACCTCGAGCCCCGCGCCGATATCATCGGACGCGATGACCACTCCGGTCCCCGGCAGCGTGACGTTATCTGTCAAGGGAAACTCCTATCGACCGACGCCGAGCAGCGCGCGGAAAGCGCTCGGAACACTCGGCGGTTGAATGACGATCACCACCATCTTGGCGGTCTGCGTGGTGGCATCCGCCACAGTCCCGGTCGCTTGTGCGGGGGCAATCGCGCTCGCCGTGGTTTGAATCTGATAGCCCGCGACCAATGCAGAAGCGGAACCGGCCATGACATCCTGCATCTGCAGGGTCCAACCCGCCGGTAGCGAGAATGTGCTCGCATTGGAGGCGGAGGTTTTATTCTTCGCGCCCCAATAGATCGCCAGACAGTTATCGACCGACGGGGTGACATTCCCCACCTGTCCGGGAATGCTTTCGGTCACATTCCCCGCACGGTCCGCACTCGTATCCACCGTGAGGACGGTCGCAGGTCCGGTAAAGGCCATGGAGTAGCAGCGAAAGTTGGTGCTTGCACTCCAGGTCGCCGTCATCATCGCATCGTTGGTGGCGGCCGCGAGGCGTCCGAAGACATACTGACTCGAGGTCACATTCACATGCGGGGTGAGATCCACCCACGGGGACACCGCGCTGATCGTGTGCGAGCCAAAGCCTTCGGTGAAGAAATTCAGCAGTAGATCCCCGGGGTTCCACGCCACCGAGGGGGCATTGGGCGTGCAGGTACTCCCGGTGCCGGTGACCACCGTGCTATCGGAGCCGAAGACCCAACTCACGGATTAAACACCGCCGCGGTGGGATACGTCGTGCTCAGCAGCGAGGCATAACTTCCACAGCCGTTCACCGTTTGATCCATGAGCTGTGGCAGGAGCAACGAGGTAGGCCCGGGACCGTCCGGAGGAACCGGATTCGCTGGCGCCCCGGAGTTGGTCGCCACTGCGTTGCAGTTAGGGGTTACAGGATCGCGAGTGCTGCTGATGAACAGATCCGTGCAGCCGTACTTCACCATGGTCTGCATGATGGAGGAGGCGGAAGTCATCGCCAACAACCCGGAGCCCACTCTTGCCGGCGGAACCGCGGTGCCTTGCGTATTCCCCAAGGTGTCCCCGGTCAGATGCCAGTGTGCGCTGTAGCCCAACGCTTGATAGTTGGTCCAACCGGCCTGGGCAACAGGGGCCCCATTCGGCGGCGGCGAGGGAAAGGTCCCCGCATAGGCGGCCATCCCCCAGATAACCCGCTGACCCTTGTTGGCAGGGCCGGCTTCATTGGCCCCGTCATAAGGCGCAATCGTCACCGCCGAGGGCATGACGGCGGAGAAGAACCCGGGGTAACTCCCCTGATTCAGAAACGTCGGCCGCAGGGTGATCCAGCTGTTGGGCAAGGCGGAGCGCAGAGAGGGAATCCCGCTGGAGACCGCCGTGATCAGCGCAGAATCCGAATACCCGGCATCGGGGTGACTGGTAGCCAAGCCAATGGAGAGCTCCATGCAGGGATCAAACCGATAGCACCAGTTGAGTCCAAACTCGGTCTGATAGGCCCCCATCATCTGCGCGAGCCGATCCCAGACGGCAGCATTCCACACTCGCACGATCGGCCCCGTGCTGATGCTGTTGCCGTTCGCATCAGTCAGGCCGGTCGCGGTGTAATACAACCCACCGTGGTTGTTGCCCGAGACCGGCCCGTACGCGGAATTGTTGAGATACACCGGCGCATAGGTCGAAGGCCACGCATTGGAGCCATTCACCTGTCCGTTTCCGGAGGTGTTCAGCTGCATCGAGAACTTGAGATTGTTTCTCGAGCAGTAATTCAGCAGCTGGAAAATCCCGGCGAAGCCCTGATTGCCGGTCGAATCCCACGACCCGTCGTACACTCCTCCGGCTTGGCTCTCCAACTGGCCCCATTTCCAGCAGGTATCCATCCCGCTCGGCGTGGAGGTGAGCAGCAGAATGGAATCCATGTGGGTGGTGTCATCACTCACCCCGTTGGACCCCAGGCCATTGCCCGTTTGCCAATGCACCCCGGGTGCAAAGGGGAACCGCGCCCCAGCGGTCTGCGAAATAACCGTTGAGAGCGCCCCTTTCTGGAACTGATCGAACGCCTGGACCTGGTAGAGCTGCGTCCCGGTCAGGGGGTCAGTAATCGAGGTCTGCGCCGGATCGTTGATGACCGCAAGGAGCTGGATATTCGAGGGGGTCGTCCCCCGAAACACCCGGTAGCCTGCGATGACGCTTTGACCGGTGGGGGTCGGCGGCACCCAGGACAGAATGCAGTTCGAGCCGCTCTTGACCGCCGAGACCTGGGGGGCCTGCAACACCGACGTCAGAGTGCGTACGGCGGTGATCTGCATGGCGCTCCAAACGAAAAACCCCGCTTGCGGCGGGGTGAGGGGATAGCGTTGTCAGCGGTTATCGGAACGATTCGAGATAGCTACACAGTGAGCCGAGGTCATCAGAGCGCATCAGCCGCACGACGTGGCGAGTCTCACCACACAGTCGGAACCATTCACCGCGAATCCGGTAACGTCTCAACAGAAAATGGATCAGATTCTCAAGTTCCTGCTCGGCACGAATGCTGCCTAAGACCCGCAGGCGCCTGTGATGACTGATTTGGATGGCTTCGAGCCGCTTGCGAAGATTGGTGGTCGAGCCGAACTTGACCGCGCCTGAGAGCCCGATGGCATAGACGCGCATCGCGGAACCTGAAGACGGCCTAGCTGCCTGAATAATTGAAGAAAATTCAGGAATTTCTGTGGGAATTTCGCTTTTCCGAGGCGCGAAAATTGCCACGTTGTGCAAGCCGCGCGAGATACACCAGCGGCAAAATAACGCCCCAGGGGCGGTCTCACGAAGGCATCCATGAGACGCACAGAGCGATAACTGTGCAGTTTCGGAAGCTACACCATTCATATTTTGTTCTGCAAGTATTCTAGCGAACGACCGATCTCGCGCCGTGCTCGATATAGCAAAAGCCTGAACCTGTTCGGGCTCATCCCACAGTAGCGAGCCGAGACCTCGATGGGCTGCCAGTAGACGTAGTGTTTGGTCACCACCTTGCGTTCGATGGCCTTCAGGCGCAATACGGCGTGCTCGACGGCTTCCACCGCGGAGCCCATCTCCGGGAGGGGTCCCGGTTGGGCAGCCCCTGTAAAGCCTTGCTCGGCGACCCGAGCGAGTAGGGTCATGGTGGGCCAGCCACTTAAACCCTCCCTGCCCCAGCGCGCCCACATTTCCAGGGCATGATCGACATGCGCCAGAGCATCCCCCATGGGACGTCCGCGTGATCCGGTGATGGTCATAACTGCGTTCAATGCGCCCCCAGGGTTTCAAAGACATTCAATTCAGTGCGCCAGGTGAAGACCGGCAGGCCACGCGCTTCGCACTGAGCGAGGAATTTGACCTGCGCGGGCGTATAGCCATTGCGGCCCTGCTTGATCTCAACCGGATAGAAGCGCCCTTGATACCCTACCCAGCCGTCCAAGGGCCCCACAGGCAGCCACAGAGCCCCAAAAGCCTTCGCGACGGCTACGAGCTCGCGTTCGTTTCCGTCCCTGCGGGCCGCTCTACGCATGACGGCACTCTCGGCATATGAAGGGTCTCGCCTGCGAGCCCTTGAGGGGCTTGTGTTGCTTGCAGCGGATACAGCGGCGGCGATTGAGCAGATGAACGATTTTCACCGATGCCGCGCCTCCAGCGTTTCGATATCCACGCAGGCATCGCGAACCGCATGCCAGTCCTCTTGCGCGACCTTCATCAGGAGGTAGGCAATGAGAATCTTGCAGTGGGCGAGGTATTGCTTTCGGCTCAAAGCTTCTCCCCATAACAGCGCTCAAAGGCTGCTTTCCAGCACACCGGTTTCCCACCCTTGCTGCCGACGATGACAAGCTCCAGGCCGTTGGACTTAATCGCCGCGCGCATCGCTTCGCGCCGGGAGTCCGTGTCGGTGAGGCCCTCGAAGATATCGGGGCCGCGATGCTCCACGAGCCGTTTAGCGAGCCAAGCCTCGTTCTGCTGTTGGGACAGCAGGCTCACGCAAGCCTCCAGCAGCGTTGCGGGATATCGAAGCGAATCCCCTGCGGACCATGCAAAGCAGCCAGGCGCTCGATCCCACTGCCCTTCGGTAAGCGCTTCAGCCATCCTTCGGGGTCGTGGACGCGCTGATCCTCCAGCGCCCGCAGGCAGGCGTCCTCGCAGATGCGGAATTTCCGCTCCGTCTCGTCCTTCGCATCGACGGGCTTTTCCTCCTTCGGCCGCAACTCCACCGGCTTGGGAAAGAATTTCTGGTAGCGAATGTGCTGCGTCGCCAAGCGCTCGACCGTGCCCAGCGGTTCGTCCTTGAGCGCTGACCAGTACGAGTCCACCACTGGGTCGGTGAGCTTCTTCCCGAAGGCCACGGCGCATTTCTGCAGGATCGCCCTGAAGGGCTCGAAATCATTAGGGTGCATCAGCAGTACTCCGGGTCTTCGGCCGGGGGGCGCCAGGTGAGCTGGGGTTCTTCGTGCTGGGAGCGCGGCCGGAAATCCGGAGCCCGTCGGCACCACATCCGCCAGGTTCGATCCCAGTCGTGCTTGCGTGCCTTGGCGCCGGAGGCCGAAAGCCAGTAATCGGTGAAGTTCTGGAACTCCCGCTCCGGGTCCGCCTTCTCGGCTTCGGCGATTGCTCGCCTCTCGGGGGTCAGACTCCAGTCCTCGGGGAGGCGCGTCGCGGTGGCTGAGCGCTTCGCGCGAGGCTCTCTCTCCCTCTTACTCTTGTCTGAGTCTGAGTCTGAGTCTGAGTCTGAGTCTGAGTAAGTGTCCGCTGTGTCTGATGGTGTCGCGCGGTGTCCGCCGGTGTCCGCCGGTGTCCTATGACGTTCCTTGTACCGACGCACTTTCTCAGCGTTGCGCCCGTCCTTGATCTGGTCACGCCCTGAGGCGCGGTCCCGGTAAAGCTGGATATTCACCACCCGCCAGCCCCAATCGCGCGCAGGGTCGATCGGTACGAGCTTGCGTCCCTCCTCTGCCTGGCTGCGACTGCGTGGGTCGGGAGCGCAGAATCGCTTGATGCAGGCGAGGAGGTCGGCTAGAGGCATGCCAGTCATGCCCGAAATAGCTTCGGGCATCACATCGATATGGCCGCGATGATCGGCGAGCGCGAGCATGCACACCCAGGCGGCGGTATCAGGCCATTTCCCGTAGAGCGACCCCTTGAACACGGAGTCGAAAACCGGGGTGTAGCCGCTCATGAAGAAAAAGCCGGGCTCCGCAGGGAGCACGACGCCACGCAGACGGTGGTTCGTATGGGGCCGGCTGAGGACGCGGGCGCTGAAAGGGAGGAAAGCGCTCCGCGGTGTTGGTTATGTTGTATACCCCCTGACGTGGACATTAGGGGGCTCGGGCCTCACCGATCGGGCGCCCCCGGCGCTTCATCGGCGCGTTCGCGGTCAGAATGTCGCGGACCGTGATTTCCAGGCCCTTCAAGGCCATGGCCACGATCACGTCTTGCCAGTACTCCTGGGGGATGCGGCCGAATTTCTTCCACTTTCGGGCCGTGTCAGGTTTGACTCCAACCGCTCGGGCAAACTCTGAAATGTTCCGCCAATGGCCAAATATGTCGTGAACGCCTTGCATGCCCTCTTTTATAACGGAATACTTTTCCAGTCAATGGGCGGAAATAATGGCCAGTGACTGGAATTTCTATCCAGCTACCGTTTGCGGGCATGGCGAAGCGTCCCCGCAGCGGCGAGAAAGGCACCCCCGGTCGAAAGGCCGATGGGGTGCCGGCTGGGCGGAGCGCTTTTAAGCGTGAGCTGGCCAGCCGTCTGAAGAGCGCCCGCGAAGATGCCGGGCTGAGCCAAGTGGAGATGGCCAGGCGCTTGACGATCGCGGTCGGTTACGAGGTAACTGCCGACGAATACCGCAAATATGAGGGCGGCAAAAAGCCTTCGTCCATGCCCCACGACCTGTTATTCCCCTTCGCTGAGATCACCGGCCGCACGGTCGGGACGCTCGTCGCGCCCCTCCCTTTTCGGGTCGTCCGCCCAGAACAGGCTTTAGCGGTGCGACCCGCCCCCTTACGGAAGCCGGCGTACTAGAACTACTGGAGGCTCACCGCTAGATATCTCAGCCCCAAGCGGGGCTGGGCCATCTTTTTGCGTTTGAGCGGCCTTTCTGCGCCTGGAATACGGAAAAGTATTCCTTGACATCAGGAAAAGTATTCCATAGACTTTCTCCCCATCAGCCAGGGGAGACAGCCATGTACGTCCCGCAGAAGATCACCACGACGGTCGTCCTCCGGCCCGACTACGACAACCGCCAGCTGCACAGCTTCTCGGCCTGGTTCGATGCGAACGAGACCGACCTGCAAGCCTACTTCCGTGCCCTGGACCCCGATATCCGCGGGTGTGACTTCCTCACCTTCGCCTCCTGTCAGCACGAGATCGAGCAAGCCACCCAGGGAGAGCGGCTGTGAGCGCCTGGCACTGGTTCCAAGGTTTGTCCTGGAGTGCCGCCTCTCTCG